ATGCAGTAAGTCTGATTACAGGTAAGTTAATTATTGAAGAAAACGGTGTTATCCGATGCTCTACTAATGCGGCGGGTGCTGGCAAACTGCAATTAACTCTAAGTTATTTGGAATCATTAAATGGTTAATACAATAAGTGTTTCGAATACTTCTCTCTCCGGTGGTGTTTCAACCAGAGCAGTAGGGGATCTCGATTCCGGCAGATATGAGTACATTACTCTCGATCAGGTAGAACCTAGTCCTGGTAATCCGACAACTGACGGTCAAGTACTTACGTCTACTGCTGACGGTGTTCGATCATGGAGTAGTATATCTACTCTTACGCTTGATGGACTTAACTTCACCTCATTAGATTCTGGTGTTGCAGGAGATGAGTACGCACTATTCATAAAGAACAATCCTTTTGATGCTAGTACAGACAGTGTTGTTGTTCGTAAGATTGGTGCAGGTGCATTTGCTGACACAGCAAACGAAACTCTCCAGACAGTAACAGCACGAGGCGATAGCACACAAGTCTACTCGTACTTCTACGGTGGACTATATGCTGATAGTGTAGTAATTGCTGGTAATCTTACTGTTAGCGGCACACAAACTATTCTTAATACCGCAACATTAGAAGTTGATGATCTAAATATAGTTATTGCTAGAAATGCAACTAACAATGCAGAAGCAGAAGGCGCAGGTATCACTGTCGCTGGAGCAAATGCTGGCATTACATATGCATCGACAGATAACTCGTGGAACTTTAACAGACTTACCAATTTCGAAACAGGCATTGAAGTAGTCGGACCAACAACTCTTGACTCCGTTCGTATTGATGGCGGTGAAGTTGTAATCAACAATACCAACTCTTCTGTTACTGCTACATTCGGACTCTTTTTAGAACCTACTACAAATAGACTTGTTACACGTACTATCTCAACAGATATTCTTGATGGAACAATCGAATTAACTCAGGTTGTATCGACTGATGAAGACTTAACTTTCTATCCTACATTTGTTAGTGTACTAAATGGCGGAGATAGTGCTAAAGTTGATAGTGCATTATCATACAATGCTTCTAGTAATAGACTCACTATGGGTAACTTATCTCTTACTCAGATTGATAGAGATCAAGAGACTGATAATGTACTTGTACTTTCTGCACAGGACTCTGTGTCATTCAGAGAATTGGGCAATCTCGCATATCTGGATTCAGAGCAAGACACACTACAATCTGTAACCAGTCGAGGTGCTACTAGTACTGACAGTGTTCAATTTGCTGGAGTCTCGGTAGACGGAGACTTGAATGCGTCAAGATACTATGACGGTTCAGCAAGACAATTAGTAATTTATGACTCAGTAGGTGCTACTCTCTGGGGTGCATAAATAAACAGATAAACTTTGGAGTAACAAATGGCATCGCCAGATTCAAGACAAGATTTAATCGACTTCGCTCTACGTAGATTAGGCGAACCTGTAATTGAAATCAATGTTGATATAGATCAAGTTGAAGATAAGGTTGATGACGCTCTTCAGAAATACCAAGAGTATCACAGTGATGCAACACTTAGAACTTATCTAAAGCATGAAGTAACTGCCTCTGATGTGACCAATGGATATATTCCTTTAAGTGCAAGCATTCAGTGGGTGAAGAGATTGTTTCCTATGAACTCTTCGTTTGGTTCTGGTGGAAATATGTTTGATCTAAAGTATCAGATGTACTTAAACAATATGCAAGACTTCTACAGTTTTGCTGGTGATCTATCATACATATATCAGATGGAACAATATCTGAGCATGATTGATCAACAATTGAATGGACTACCACAAGTTCGTCACTCACGTAGACAGGGTCGTCTATACATTGATGGCGATCTTGCTGACGGTGATATTAAAGCGGGTGACTATGTTGTTGCCGAAGTATATCAAATCATTGATCCAGAAGTACACTTGAGCATATGGAATGATATGTTCATGAAAGATTATACCACACAATTAATCAAACAACAATGGGGCGTTAATATGTCCAAGTTTGAGGGAATGCAATTGCCGGGTGGTGTTACTGTTAGTGGTCGTCAATTGTATGAAGACGCGACTGCCGAAATCGAGAAACTTGAAGAGAAATTACGTCTCGAACAAGAACTCCCTGTTGACTTTCTGATAGGATAACATGGCAACTAATCTTTACTTCTCACAAGGCAGAAAGTCTGAGCAGACTCTCTACGAAGATATCATTATTGAATCTTTGAAGATGTATGGTCAGGACGTTTACTATGTCCCGCGCGAACTGGTCAACAGAGATACAATCTTTGGTGACGATAATACCTCACGATTCGACAATGCTTATCGTATAGAAATGTATATCGAAGGTGTTGAAGGATTTGATGGCGAAGGTGACTTGTTCGCTAAGTTTGGTGTAGAGATTCGAGATGCTGCCACATTCATTATGGCAAGGCGCCGATGGTTAAACACTGTTGCTTCTATCGAAAACACATTAGAAGAACCGTTCTATCGCCCAAGAGAAGGCGATCTAATTGTTTTAACATTGTCCAATTCAATCTTTGAAATTCAGAAAGTAGAAGACGAGACTCCATTCTATCAGTTAAAGAATCTTCCTGTGTTCCGTATGCGATGTGAGTTGTTCGAATACAATGACGAAGACTTTGATACTGGTGTTGGAGAGATTGATGCTGTTGAAACTGTACACGCATACACATCCACATTGATATTTGATGAGACTACATTCAGTGTAGCAGGTAGTAAGTTTGAAATTGGTGAAGAGATATCACAGGTCAATGCAACTTTCACTATGAAAGGAGAGATTGCTAATATTGATGCTTCTGTTCCAGGAACATATAAAGTATATGTTGCACATGGTGGTGGTACTGACGGACTCTATCACAGTTGGGCAGCATCGTTACCTGTAGTAGGACAGACTTCTGGAATTAGTGAAACGCCAACTTCAGTCGCTGGTGAAAACTTAGAAGTTGACAATCAGAATGCAATCTTTGATACTGTTGCCGCAGACTTCATAGACTTCTCTGAGTCTAATCCATTCGGAGATCCAGTATAATGTTAGGTTCACATTTCTATCATCAAAGAATTAGAAAAGCAGTTGCCGTATTTGGTTCATTGTTTAATAACATAAATGTCATACGCAAGAATAGCGCAGGCGAAGTTATTAGTCAAGTAAAAGTTCCATTATCATATGCACCTAAGCGCGACTTTATCACACGCATGGATAATATGCTTAACGGTGAGGTAAACGAAAGACAGATAGCATTAAAACTGCCAAGAATGTCATTCGAAATCGTAGCAATGAACTATGATCCAGTAAGACAATTGCCTAAGATGAACAACTGTGTTAAAGCGCCAACAACTTATACTGGTTCAGCAACACAACTATACACACCTGTTCCATATAATGTCAACTTTCAGTTGAACGTGTATGGTAAAAGTCAGGACGATGTATTACAAATTATCGAACAGATTCTACCCTATTTCACACCACAGTATACTGTTACAGTAAAACCTTTGTCGGAGTACGATGTCAAGGAAGACACCCCCATAACAATGACGGGAATAACATTCTCTGATGACTACGAAGGTCAGATAGAGAACAGACGTTCAATCATATATACACTCGACTTTGAAATGAAGATTAGTTTGTATAAAGGTGTAGCGGCACAAGGTACTATTATAACAAGTGCTGATATCGGTGTCAAAGACTTAGAAGGAAACGACTTGTTCACTACATCCAACGACTTGTTCACTACATCCGTAGTAGGCAATGTTATAACAGGAACAAGCGGCACACTAACAAACGAAGATGGTGGTACAATAACAACCACCTTTAAAATTGCTAATGCACAAAGTAGAGTAGTATCATATACGATAGGCACTGCTCCTACAAATGGTACTGCGGTCGCTACTGTCAGTTCATCTATCACAACGCCGACAGGTGCATTTAACGCTACGGGTACTTGGGCATATACACCTGATCCAGACTTCTCGGGTGCTGATTCTTTTGTACTAGAGATAAATTTAGTAGATGGAACAAAACTCGATCAGACAATCAATGTCTCAGTAACTAACTCTGTCGATGATGCTATTAATGTTGTAACATCAATTAACACAGGTGATGCATTGTCAATAGATATTGATGTGGGTGCTAATGACACATTCGAGTCTACATCTATTGTTTACACTATACCATCGGGCGGTGATCCAGATAATGGTGTGATAGCAATACAAGATTCAGTAAATGGAATCATCCGATATACTCCTAATAGTGGGTTTACAGGTGTTGATACATTTACTTACAGAGTAACTCCTGGTACAGGACAGGCAGAAACTGCAACAGTTACGATAACCGTGACTTAAAACACTATAAATAGAATTATAGAAACATATTCTGAGGAAGAACAATGGCAGGCGTAAAGATAACAGATTTAGACTCGGCATTCGGTGCACCCGCAATCGATGACGTTCTAATCATAGTAGATACAAGTACTAACTTGACCAAGCAGATTCGCGCGGCAGATTTGCTCCTTGGGCAGACTGCTGAAAGGGCGAATACTATATTGGTCAGCACAGACACGACATCAACTGAAGCGAAGATTCATTTCGGTAATGGCGTATCAGGTACGTATGACTCTGTTGGTATCAGCAACTCGCTTACATACGATGCCGCAACAGGTTCTTTGACAGCACTTGCATTCGAAGGTAATGGTTCTGCTTTAACTGACTTGCCTCAGAATGATCCTGTAGTTAATGCTGTTGATGCTGGTGTAGATGCTAATCCATATTATATAATGATTCGCAACAGTGCGACTGGATTAGACAGTGTACATACTCAGAGCAACTTAACATCTAATCCAAATACTGGTGTATTAACTGCTCCTTTCTTTGCTGGTAACGGTTCGTTACTAACAGGTGTTCTTGCTGATAGTGCGACAAATGCTGACAGTGCAAACTTTGCTACCGAAGCGACTCATGCTGTATATGCTGACAGTGCTACACAGGCAGCAAGTGCTTTATTTGCTCTAAATGCAACTCAAGCAGTTAATGCTGATAGTGCGACAGTCGCTACGTCCTCTTTGACTTCTGCTCTTGCTACATTTGCTCTTGCCGCCGACAGTGCCGCAAACGCAAGTAATGCAGTGCAAGCACAATATGCTGACACCATTGCTACTACGACTGCCGCCTCCGAAACAACTTTGTATCCTTTCATGGGTACTGCTCAGACTGGATTACAAGCAACTCTTGCCGCTGATGCCGCATTAACATATAACGCATCGAACGGTAGATTAACTTCAACAGCATTTTCTGGTGATGGTTCTTTACTTACTAACTTACCTATTCCTGGTGGTGGTAGTATTGCTAACGCATTGAATGTACTTCCTTCTGCTGTAGATGCTTCACACTCCATTCTATTTGTTCAGAGTGCGACTGGTGTAGATAGTGTAAACACAGATGCGGGTTTACTGTACAATCCATTAAGCAACTTATTAACTGCCGGTGCTTTCTCTGGTGAAGGTAAACTACTCACCGAAGTGCCTGCAACAAAGATTAACTCTAACTTTGATCCTAGTACTGGCACACAGTATGTAATGATGAAAGCGACACAGACGGGTTCTGACAGTGTGTCAACAGATGGTGGTATCGTATTTGATGCCGCAACTAATACACTAACTGCTACAAATCTCGCTGGTAATGGCGCAAACATAACAAACGTAACTGCCACAAATGCCACTAACGCAGTCAACGTAGGAGTTACCACTATTAATGATAGTGCAACATACTATGTACATCTTGGTTCGGCAGCATCTGGTAATGATAACACTAACGTGGATGTCAATTTAACATACAATCCTTTGCAGAATCTTTTGAATACTGGTATTGCGTATACTACAGATAGTGCAGGATTATGGAATGGTGCGGCACCCACAACTCTTGACTCAGCGGTCAACAGATTTGCAATATTACTTAAAACATTAAACAGTCAAGTAGGCGCTTAACACTAAGTCTAAATAACAGAAAGTATTTGAGGAAGAATAGAAATGGCAGATATTAAGATATCGGCACTACCAGTACTAACATCAGCGGTTGATTCTGATGTTATTGTTATTAATGACGTAAGTACTGGAACGACAAAGAAGATTACCCGTGGTCTTTTGTTGAATCATCTAGCAAAGCAACTACGGGACTCTGCTGATGGCGGTATTGTCATTCCGAATGGCGATCTTACTCTTGCTAACGAACTAATCGCTGGTGGTGATATCTCAACTTCGGGTACAATTAACTTTGGTATCCTGCGAGATTATGTTAATAACACATATGCAACTTCAATAGTTGATTCTGCTGGTGGTTATGATCTAAGTGATAGTGCTTTAACTACAACTTTGTCCGTTGTTCAATATCTTGCAACACACACTTCTGATCTAATTAAAATTGATTCTGCTGGACCTACACTCACTACACTATATCCAGTAATGACAAGTATTGTTGCGGGCGAAGATAGTGCGAGAACAGATACACAACTATCATACAATCCTCAGACAAATATTCTAACTGCGGGTTCTTACTCTGGTTTAGGTAACTTACTTGGTTACACAACAGATAGTGCGGCACTCTGGACTGGATCTGCTCCAACAAATGTTAAAGATGCAATAGACCGATTAGCACTAGCAGTGAAAACACTGAATAGTGGAAATGGTGCGTAATGCACAACGTCTTTACGGATAATAGAAGAAGACATCTCAATCTGCGCGAACCGCAGGTACAGAGTGTTTTGCCTGAGCATTTTGCCGATGCTTATCCCAAGTTCATAAAACTTCTTGAAGAGTATTATGAGTGGCAAGGTGAGTATGAATCGACAGAACTTCTAAATCATTTATTCGCCTCTCGTGATATTAACGAGACCGATGTTACACTACTCTCATTCATTGAAGATGAGTTACTTCTGGGTGAGAATTACTTCGAAGGTTTTGGACAATCAGAGGCAGAGAAACGTGCTGCCGCAAACTTCTCTAGCACATTGTTTCGTGCCAAAGGATCTAAGTTTGCTATTGAGTGGTTCTTCAGATCGTTCTATGGTTTGGATGCCGAAGTTCTTTATCCCAAAGAAGACATATTCAATGTATCAGATGGTGACTCTCGTATTGGTCCTGACTATCTAAACTTCTTAACCGATGATAAACTGTATCAGACATATGCTCTGCTTATTCGTGTAGGTATTCCTATCGCACAATGGTCAGAAGTATTTAAGAAGTTTGTGCATCCTGCAGGAATGTATCTTGGCAGTGAAGTGCTTCTTTCTAGTACTGATATCAGTAACATTATTTCAGATGATGACAGTGCAGGCAGTATCTCAAGAACCGCTATGTCATACTCTCTTACAAATGATGGTCCTACTGACGAAGGACAAACAACTACGTTTACACTGACTGGTAATAATGTTCCTGAAAGCACAGGTGTTGTATATGCCTATGTGACTCACGGTTCAACTACTGACTCTGATTTTCCTCTTAATGCATTGACAATACCTGCTCACGGTCCTCTAAATCGTTACCCAGCAATCAGTAGTAAAATACCTTTACTGAATGACAGCGCAGGTCCTGTATTAATAAACATTAATAACGACACAGCAACTTTCTCAATAAGAAGTTGGGTTGATAGTGATGGTGGTGCTAGTAGCGATAACTACACTTTGAATGTTATTGATGACGAAGGTCGTTCATTAGATAGCACACTTGTCACTATTAACAATATTGAACCCTCTTATCAGGTAGTTCCTAGTAACGAGACACCTAATGAAGGTGAAGTGATAACATTCACAGTCACAGGGTCAAACACTCCATACGATGGTGAAACTTCTTTGTTTTACCATGTAGTTCATGGCGGCACAAGCGATTCTGATTTTACAGTTCCTCCTCAACAAGTTGTCAATGATCAGACTGCCGCTTCAAAAATAACTTTGTCTGGCGGTACAGGTTCGTTCTCACTTAGAACTATTATCGACGGTGCATCTGATAATGCCGAAGAATTCACGGTTAATATTACCGACTCTAAGAAGTTACAAGTTGCAACCACAACAGTTTCAGTACAGCAAGTTGCACCTACTTTAGCGGCCAGTGTTGAAGATGTAGTTGAAGGCGATTCTATCTTACTTAATATCGTGGTAG